ATCTCAAGATCTTCTGATAGCTGCATATCACCAAAATCCTGATTCATTAAGATATCGCCAGCGGCCACCTCTTCAGGTCCAAGGATAGCAGATTTGATCTGCTCATTGTCCATCGTGGCCAAATCTAACCCATAGCTTAGTAGAAGATCATTGAGTTGTTCAAGGTCTCTGGCTATTTCTTGTCTCTGACGGTTCTCGTTGCCTAATGAGTATACACTATCCCCGGCAAGCTCTCTATCAATTGCATCAAGTAAAGCCTGTTCTGTTCTTTCTTCAATATAGCCAGACTCGACTGCAAGCTCAGCCGCCTCATCCAGTGTTCGCCCTTCTTTTCGAGTAAGCCTGTTTCGACCAACGCGACCCGCATCAACATCCCTGGCCGCAAGCTCACCGCCCTCGTCAAGTATGCCGCCCTGCCTAACAATGAACTGAAGGAGCGACTCTCCGAATATATCGCCGTCAGAAGGCACGTCTCCACTTCTCAAACGGTCCAGCATGATGTCGATCTGCTCAATCTGCCGTGCTTTCTGCTTAAGCTCTTCAGGTATCTCCTGCCGTATGGATGGATTGTATCGCCTGTAGAGATCTGTTGCTGATTCAGTAACACCCGACTTCCTACTGATTGTTCTAAACGCAGCCTCCCATAGTCCCGCGTACTGCTCTGATTCCGACCTATTGCGACCTGCAGAGAGCAGATGGCCAAGCACGTCATTGTACACGAGAGACTCTTGCCCTGCCTGTTCTGACTCCTGTTCAACCAGCCCTTGAATCTCTTCCTCTATGCTATCGCTCTGCATTTCCGCAGGAGTGAGCGCATCAGGATCAATCTTCATGTACTGTGATAAATCCGCCTCAATGTCGCTACCTGCAATCTCAGAGGCATAAACATCGATTGGAATCTCTATAGGAGCACCCGACTCTAACGCCGCTTGCTCTTGCTCTTGAATGAGGCGAGCCGTCTCCTCTGGGAGCTTTCCTTCCTGCAGGTATCTCGACCCTTCTTCTGCATCCAGATAGACCTTCTCCGCGCCGTATTTTTCACCATACTTTTGTATTAGCTCCTTGAATAAACGACTGTTACGCTCCTTCAATGAAGCTTGTTGTGATGCCTCGCTTATTTCTCCAAGCTTTTCTTGATCATTCAGCGATTTGATTCGCCGCTCTTCAAGCTTATCGGATGCCTTGCCCACGCCATAAGCAACGCTAGACTGAGCGCCCCCAGCTGTAAGAGTGGCAAAGAATGTAACCGCCTGCCTTCTTGCCTGGATTTCTGCTTGCTCACTGAGCGATTCCGCCTGTTCAAGCTCTTCATCGAGCCCATGCAGATAGGCATTTACAGTTTGGCCAAAGGTCGCCAGCTGCTCACCGAGCCCCTCACTGATTAGAAACCTGAGAGCTTCTTCTCCAACCTTGCCACCAGTGCGCCCACCGGCAAGCTTTACCAGTGATTCAGCTGGGATCTTTTCAGTTATAAATTCAATGGATGCCTCAATCGAAGCAAAGCGAGCCGCTTCAGCTGGTGGTAATCCCTGAGCTCTGGCCTGACCATAGGACTCAGCCGCGACATGAGCAGACATACTGCCAAGCATGATCGATGGGGATCTGGTTGCGAGCGATGCCAAAAAGGCCGGACCTTGAACCATGAGCGAGGTGATGCCTGACCGGATGCCCTCTTCAATGATGTTCATATCATCAGGAGTGAGCTCATCGATACGCTGATCACCCTGGTGGATTTGCTCAAGCCAATGGACTAGCTCTTCTTGCTTGGCTTGCTGTAACTCTTGATCGCTCTTAATTCCAAGGTTCTCGGCAATGTCTCGACTGGTCTGTATGGCGATATCTTCCATGCCTACAGGTACAGCCGTGAACGGAACGATATCATCAATCCGATCTGGTGCAGCATCAACGCCAGCAGTCATGATGCCACGCGCCGCTTGAGCGAACGATTCACCGGCTACACGACCCTGGCCTGAAAATATCTTCTCAAGAAATGACAGGTTCTCAATGTCATCGTGGGATTGCTTTGCGTTCTCAGGAGTGGAGAGAAATTCTTTTGTGACTGGAGAATCATCAATCAGAGGCCGAACACTCTGGTATCGGTTACTCTTCTCAATCTTTGGCAGGTTGCGCTCAACCACCTCAAAAGGCAGTCCTGACCTTTGGCTCTCAATGCTGGCCTTGGCAGCTTGATCTGGAGATGCGTCCATTGATCGCTCAAGATTAGACTTCAGCTGCTCTTGCTGGGTGTCGCTCAGGAGAGGTACATTCTCGTACTTATTCATTGTTGTAGTACCTCATGATATTCTCAGGTGACATAGGTTCACCCCTAGCTCGAATCACCGCCCTGATCTGCTCGAGATCTTCGACAGGGATATCACCGAGCCCACCCTCAGCATCGAACCATAAGAACCCTGCATCCTCTACCGTGGTTTGAATTGCCATTCTATCAAGGATCTCTTGCCGATCCTGATCGGGTATAGCCGTCTTTCCTGGATTGGCATCGAACCATCGATCTAGCTCATCTTGAAAAACGCCAGCCAAGATTTGATAACGCTTATTCCATTCTCTTTTTGCCTGGCCTTCTTTTGATGGCTCCTTTCCTAGGATGGTTTGTATTGAGCGATTAAATACAGTGGGGTTGCTCAAAAAACTCTTTCTCTTGTCCTTCGGAGGTTTAGCCAATTCATCCATAAAACCCTTGGCATCACTGGCACTGAGCTTACCAAAACTCTTCAGAAGCTTCTCACGAGCCGCGTCCTTATCTGTGGTCATAAGGCCGCGAATCTCGTAATAGGTCGCAAGGTCCGTATTGGTGGTTGTATGCTTAGGGTTGAGGAGAGTCTTTTGCATTGAGGCATCAAGAGAGTCCCAAGCTTCAGGATTATCAGCCGCCCATTGAGTCGCAGAAGTACCACCCATCACAGCCTTGGAAGCTTCGTCATACCATTCGACCTGAGACTCTTCTTTCGCTATTTTTTCCTGACGTAGGTCATACTCCACTTGAGCACGAACTAATTTCCTACGTTCAGGATCGTCAATCTCGTTCACCATTGCGAACCGCTCAGACCTTGACCCGCCAGATATTCGTATGGCATCCGCCGTGCTTTGTGACCACCGGCTATCCACCTGCTGATTGATGGCGCGTTGAATGTCGTCATGAATTGAAGAGGAGATCTCCTCTTTGTTATCTCTAAAATACTCTTCAGCCTGCATAGGGTTCTGTTCGAGAATATTATCGATAGCTTGCTTGTGCATGCCGGTCAGCTGCTTCTCAACCTCAAGCTCTCGCTTCTCAGGAGACCACCCGTTTCGCTTGGCCAAGTTTCCGACAGACTTTCTAATCTGTATTGCGTACTCTGCATTATCATTCCAGCGAAGAGATCCATCCTCTTGAGCTTGTTCAGCAATAGCGAGATCTTGCCCGTCGAGCCATTGCTTTCGGCCTTTTGATGCATGCCGAGCCATAGAGTCATACTCTCTATCGAGATAATCCTGCGAAACCTGATTGAACAGATTTTGCTGCTTCCCGCGAGTGAGGGACCGAGCTACATCCTTTCGAGCATCATCGAGCTCACGCTGGAATTGAGCCAGAGACTTATAAGCATCTTGACCCTGACGGTTATAATAGCTGTCCTCATCGAGATAGGTGCGCTGATTGATTCGCTTCCTGAGAGCTGATGTTGCCTGTTTAACCGCTGCTTGATCATCCTTTTCCTGGATCTCTGCTTGAGCCCTTGCCATATCAGACAGGCCTTTGCCCAATCCAGCACCAAACGCCCCCGCGCTAGGCCTTACATTCTGAGATATGTTTCCAACACTCTGCACGCCTACCGACGGCCCTGTTACGCGCTCAACCTTTGGCATTGCGGCCACCTCCAGGATTCCACCTACTAGAGACTTGGCTGCCTCCAGATAGGATTGTACTGGCTGCACCATACCGACCTTCACTGCGAGCCAGTTCTGATTCAGCAAGATAGTTTGAGCCTTTGACCTGATACCCGAAAGCCTCGCGCTCTGCGTTGCTCCTGATAGTCAAAGCATCCAGCTCGCCAAATTCAGCCGTATCAGTCAGTATCTGGCTAGCCGAACCCGATGACAAATCAACGCCAGACGCGGCAAGCTTAGCCCGTTGCTTACCCTTCATTTGGGCAACCTTTAATCTGTGCCGCTGCTCAGAAACCTCACCACGTTTTACGGCATCCTTAGCGAGCCGGTCCTGAATAATGGCATTATTTCTAGCAACCTTAGATTGATACTCACCTTGCTCGTACTGCCCGTAAGCTGTAACCGCCGTACTGGCAACGACTAGCGCTGTTGCTGGATCACACATCTTTAGCCCTCGCGATAAACGGATGGAAGAGCTCATCATTAATGCCGTATCGAACTGCAGGCAATATTGAGAACCCTAACCACTTCAGCCAGCGAATACTCATTGAGTTCCTGGCGTCCACATAATTCTGTAATACTGGGTATAATTTTAGCATCTCTTTGAAGTATATGCGGCTATCGGTCAAAAAACGACGCCTAACCTTGAATAATTTGTCAGTCCCAAGCAACCAAGGAGCCCCGACTCCGCCCAATATAGAGATCGGAGCAACACCAAATACACAAGCTGGTTCATCATCAATGAGAGCCACCCAGCACTTGGATGAAACGTTGAGCCCGTTCGCTAGACACTCTCTTGCTGAAGAATTGCCAGCCGCTTTAATCTCATCAAGGTCGGCCTTGCGCAAGTTATCAGCTATGTGATTCATATACTCCTGTTGAGCCTCTACGACTCGCGCATCAGCCACTGATATCAATCTCCGGTATCATGGCTAACACTGTTGCAGGCAATGGGTAGCTTTGCCTCACAAACACTTGGCCGCCCTCAGTCCATCCACCGCCAAGCTCGAATATTTGCTCACCCGTCTTCACAGGGATTGAGCCGTAAGCCATTGAGACATCGCGCTCCTTGGTCTCGTAGAGCTTCGCTGAAGTAATACCAGCCTGAAGCCCCCTAGTATCTCTGACCTTCATAGCCAAGCGCACAACAGCCTTCTTCCTGGACTGGATAGTCTCACCTGCCCTAAAGTCGATGTTTAGAGTTTGCAGGTCGCAATTGTAGCCGAGCCCAACTTGAACCACGCTTGCCGCTGTCTGCATAGTGATGCTGCCGCCGGATACCGATATATCTTCAACCACGTTACCATCAGCCAGTATTGCCACCGTCTCACCTTCAAGGTGATCAAGCCCCGTGATTGTCTTTGTTGCGTACTGAGCTGTACCACCAGAGGCATATGCCGTGTACGCTGAACCATCAACGTTGTTGCCATCCAGATCAGTGATCTCGAACGTGTTGGCCGTAGTGTTTGCCACCTTAAACTGAAGATTATTCAGCTCGGTCATGCCCACGACGCCCGTTATCCAAACGATATCGCCATTGGTTAGCCCGTGCCCTGTTGCGGTTATCACAACAGGATCGGCTTGAGTCGCGCCTGAAATAGTGTAACTTGGCCCCTCGTAAGTCAGGCCGGAGTCAACGAAGAACGCATCTTTAACATCCGAGAACTGGCGAGTATGCAGCCGCTCAATGTATCGCTTGTCACTGCCGTTTATAGTCCTTTTGACCACCGCATAGACGGCATCTTCATTGCCTTCAGAGATACTACAGACAGACTCGAACTCTCCATCCGTGTCGTGTTGAGTCCACCCCCAGATTTGATGCTCTTTCAAGTAGGTGAGGGTAAGCATGGCGCCATCGCTGCGCACCACCCAAACCGTGCCATATGGCTCAGCCGCATAGCACCAATCCACTATTGTGTATCCAGTGAATAAGTGTTCGGACATAATGCTTAAATCATTACCGACATACTTGTCATCTTGGAACGTGTAACCGAGATCTCGAACCCTACCGCCTTTCTCCTGGATATAGAGCGCCGTCTCACCAATGATCAACGGCCTAACGTCAGAGCTCCCATAGCCGCCTTGCTTTCTTGGATTGACGTTGCTGGGCGTGAGAACACCATCCTGGTCAGCAGAGACCAGCCAGGTTGCGCCAGACGTGAAAGCAATCAGCGCATCAAGCGAAACCAGATGACGGATCTCGTTCACTTCCTGAGCATTGATAGAAAACTGAATTGAGTCATCATCTCGAAGAGGTCTCGACGTATCGAAGTTCTTAAAGCTTGCAGAGCGAGAGCCCCAACAGGTCTGAAGGTTGTTCGTTGTGCTAGCGAAGAATTGCCGTTGCTGGTAATACGTAGAGCACCTAGGCCAGTTACCAGCCCCGTTGAACGGGTTATTGCCTTCTGGTGGAGTCTCTGAAATATCAGGACCAAGATTGTAATCAGTGAACAAGGTCTCATCGCCGTCGGTCTCGCCAATGTAACCGAATATGCCGGAGTTAATCGCTTGCTCTTTGTAAATTCTGTAATAAGCAGCACCCGCTACAGAAAGCCAAGATACCTGGTTCCCGTAGGTCTGGCTTAAAGCTTTGATCTCGCCTATCTGCCTTTGAACATCGCCTCCAGAGGTGTAGGCCGTGTAGCCCGTTGAGTTAACACCCTCCAGAGCAAAAGTGTTCGTTGTCGAGCCTGTTACTCGGAAATAGCGACCGTTCAGCTCAGTCATGCCGACAACATTATCAATGTAGACCGTGTTGCCGTTCGAGTAACCGTGTGAAGTACACGAAATCACGCAAGGGTTAGCCTGAGTTGCTGCAGTGATGCTTTGCGATGATTCCAGCGATGCCGTACCAAACACAGACGAGGCCTGCGACTCATTGCCGTTTCCGTCAACAGTAGTCACCACATAGCGATAGTGACGCTCATCAGACGTGGATGGTTTTCCTATCTGGTTGACCTGCATGCCAGTAGGAGCCGTCGCAGTCGTGCCATGAGTTATTGTCGATAGAGTCCATACGTGATGGTCCGTTCTGGTGAGCTCCCGTTCGCCATAGCTAACGTGAGTCAAGGTCATTACATCCGCTGATTGGGTGAAGCGTATCCCGAATAGGTTTGCTGCCGTGTAAGGAGTAGTCAACTCGAACAGTCTGCTTGCGGTCCCACCTGAGGACCAACCAGTGCCATCTTCAGCAACCTCAAAGGTGTTCGCCGTGGCATTGGCAACCGTGAAGTATTTGTTATCAAGCGCGGAAACTCCAGTGCCTGCAAGATAGACCGTTTCGCCGTTCGAGTAACCGTGGCCTGTTATTGTAACAACAGCCGGATTTGCAGCCGTGATATTCGTGATGTTCTGGGATGGTTCAAGCACATAGCCGCCGTTCCTGATGACGCGCATTACCTGGTCGCCAAACACGAGCGCATAAGCCTGTTCGGTGTTGAATTGAAAGGGGATCAATCGCGTGGTGTTATTTATAAATTCACCAACGAACTCAAACCCTGGCCTGGTACTCACGCCGCCTTGAGCATGGATGAACCAGTTCTTACAGAGAGCTAAAGCCGCGTGATATCGATTAAGATCAACCCTACTGTGCAAGCTAGGCGTTATCTCTCCGCCCGTAAACGTCGGTTGTATGGTACGAGGCACAAACTACCTCCAATAAGGTTGTCCATTGTAGTTGCGGGAATAGATACTGCCAGCACGCGCCTGGATTTCACGAGGTCGCTGCTGTCTTTTCCTTGGTACTTGCTGGTTGAAAGCTTGAGCCTTGGCCTTTTCAATCACAGACTGGTAAGCCCTGGCCGCATCATCTCGGTACTTCTTGCCTGAATCGCCGCCAAGAGGAATGGCTAGGTCATGCGCCAGCTTCCAGATGACAGCTTCTTCGAACGCAGGAGTGAACAGTTTAACATCGGTCACGTATTTGATGTACGCAAGTTTCGCGTCCTTGTAATTCGTAGCGATTGATTTCGAATCGCTTGAATCCAGCATGATTTCAAATGGGATATGCTCGACATCCACATTGGTGAGCGTAACACCAGATTGCGCCACAATGCCGGTCGCACCTGGTGGTATGATGTACAGCGCAGTCACGCAATCATTCGGATGATCATATAGGTATTGCCACTGCTCCGGCTCTTCAGACTTCAAGGAGAGCGCCCTAGTTGTTTTGGCAAAACCCCACGGAGCTTCAGCCAGCACGGTGTCACGAGCTTGAGGATAGAACACACGGCACTTCTCAGCATTTACGCTTTGCTCATTCAGGTCGCCTATCTCGTTGGCTCGAACCCTGAACAGCGCTAAATTACACAGCTCCACCTCAGTCGTTGACATATTAAATCACCTCAAGATCAGACGCCGAATCGGCTAAACCGTTAGGTATGCCTGGAGCGTCTTCCTGCCCCTCAGCAACAGCTACTTTCTTTCCGCGTCTTTTGGGTTTCGGTTTCGCCTCGGTGGTGACTTCATCAGCCGAAGCTTCTTCAGTTTCGAGCAACTCAAGCCATTTTGGAGTAGGCGTAAAAGCCTCTTCTGTGACGATTGTTTCGCCTGGCCTTCGTCTCGAACCTGCATAAAACCCCTTGGATATCACTTTGTATTTAAACATAAATCCTCCAGGTTAATGTAAGGCTGAGAACAACAAGCCCCAGCCTTACACGTATTACAAGCAACTCATTATTGGTTGGTCTGACGACCGCCAGATACGCCTGCAGTAATCTTACCCGCAGTGGTCGCAGCTGTACCAATAGTGTAGTTCAATCGGAAATAACGCTCAGTCAATCCAGTCGGGATGAACAAATCAGGGAAGATGTTCGTGCCGACAGTGAGATCAGCTAGAGCGAAGGTCTCACTGGTCTTGATTGTAGTCGCTGAAGAGAACGAAGTGTTATCGTCCATCTCAAGCGCAACGCTCAAGGTTGCAGCGCCACCAGAGGTGAATGCCTCAGTGATTAACACCTCAAGAGGAACTGGAGTTCCAGGCCCAGGATCATTGCTTAATGCGGCAGCCGCACCGTAAGGAGTACCCGCTGCACCAAGGTCAATGTAATTTGTCGAAGCATAAGAGCCTGCAGATTGCGCAAGGTCTTGATCATCCGACAATAAAAGTTCTGCTGAAAGGATCATAGTTTAATCTCCTAAGTTGGTTAAGGAAGGGTTCTAGCCTCAATTAAGAGACTAGAGCTTCAGCGTTGGTGATCGCATCAGTTTCACGGATTGGAATTCCGCGATACGTCAACACTTCCTCACCTTGAATTTCCATCGGTCTCAAACGAGCAAAGGTGTCGTTTGCGCCTGCGTTCGTACCTAATGCATCCAAAGCCTCCAACACGTCAGTGTTACAGTAGATGCAAAGCTTCCCACCTTTAGGCTGACGGCGATTCTGAAGCGCGTAGTAAGCCTTGCGCATGAAGTGATACAAGCTGTTATTCGATCCATCGATGTTGGTAGGATCGGCTTGCATCGCAGACACGTCGATGTTCGCTATTCGAGATACATACCTCCAATCTTTAACAGCTAGACCAACGTGCTGACGGAAGAGCTCTTCCATCACATAGTAGGCGTTAGAGCTGCCGTCTGTGACACGCTGCTCACCCTTGTCCTCACGCTGAACACCGGCCTGCGTGCCTTTCGGGTAGATTGTATGACAGGCATGATCCGCCCAGGTCACAAACCAGATGGATGTATTATCCGCACCAGCACCACCGCCAAGAATGATTTGATTACCATTCGCTGCAGTTGTGCTATTGAAGCGAGGCGCAAGCCCCATGAATTCTTCAGGTGCGCTATTGCTGTTACCGTAAATCAAGGTCTCTTGAACCTCTTGAGCCACTGACTCAAGGAATCCGCGAGCTTGACTCAAGCGAACAGCTGCAGGATTACCGGAGATATCCAGAACCCGCTTATCGATAGTGCTCAAGCCTTCCACGAAACCAGTGGTGTCATCCACTTGCGCGAAGGTTGACTTGCTTTGAGCGATACCCTGATAAAGCTTACCCCAGGAAACGCTAGGCAGACCTGTTCTGATTGAATGACGATGAGAAGTGCCGTTGTTACACTCTACAGCATAAGCATCTTTCATCATCGGATTGAGCTCCATCAGCATTTCAATGACATCCGCCATCGAACCATCAGGATCCTGTTGTTTGTAAATATCGACTAAATCGACGTATGAATTACCAATACCAGCCATGATTAATTGCTCCTATGTGTTAAGACTGATTCACCATTCCTGGATACATTCTTTCTTCCACGGAAGTGGTTCGTGATGGTGGGTTAGCACCACTGGAAGCGGGATTGTCTTCACCCGTTGGAAACTGCTTGCTCAGGTGATGGACGTACTTCACTAGCGCCGGATGATTGCCTACTCCGGTACTGTTCAGCATGCCCAGAAGATCGTCCTTGAGATCAGCGGGTACAGTTTTGTGAAGGAATCCAGATACCGCTCCAGCATTCTCTTCAAACTTGTCACCACCAAAATCTTGGTCGTTCTTCAGTTCCGTTTTCCATGTTTCAAGCTGCTCGCTGAATGCCGCCTGGCTTGCTTCGGCCTGAGCTTTCATGTGATCAGCATAAGCAGCCGACAGCTTACCGGCTTGCTCCTGGTTCAAATTCAGCTCTTTGAAAATGGGTGTTACAGAGTCGGCTAGACCCTGGTCCATTTCCATGCCTTCAGGAGCCGTGAACTCGTATGAGTCTGGTGCTCCTTCGCTCTGATTGCTTTCATCGCCAGCTTGATTGGCACCTCCTTCACTTGAGCTTTCGCCACCTTCCTGAGTTTGAGCTTGGGTTGATTCCCCACCGCTATCACCCGTCAGTAGTGTCTGCTCAGATCCAGAAGTGCCTTCAGTCTGGGAGTCGCCGGCATTGGTGTCATTCGTCCCGCTATCCTCAGTCATTAGATTCTCCAAAATCTGTTTTCAACAATTCGAAGGCCAGCCCTTTATTGACTTGAGCCAGCCCCGCCCAAATTTCTCGCGTAAAATCTTGTCGCCCACTCTGGTAGTACGTGTGACTATTGCCCGTCATCACTGAGCGAAACATTCCACCTTTGCGCAAAACATCAGCCATATAGCGCTTAAACTCAGGAAGAGTGAGCAGTTTCTCGCAGTCCATTTCTAACTGCTTTGCGTGGTCTTCTGCCCGCTTGCGATCTTCCTCGCGCTTGAGCTCTGTTTCATGTTTGTTCATATGCCGAATTATTGACTCATTTTGCGATTTTCGCAACATTGTGTTGATTATTAAGTAACAGCACCACTCATAAGGCCTAGAGCGTTATCAGGAGAAACATCCATTTCACTCAGTGTTTTAGCGCCTTGAGCCGCCATATTGGCCTGTTCCATAGCCTGTTGTTGAGCCATTTGCTGCTGTCTCATCTCGCGAATCTCAGCCACGTCATCATCCGAACGAATAACCTTCGGAGGTGCGCCCTTGGCTTTACTGTGCTCGTCAATCATTTGATCCATATCGATCTTATCAATGGCATCAGGATTAGCTTGAGCGAGATTCATGGCGAAGGCAGCCGTTGACTCCATTGACGCAGTGCTCACGGCTTTCTGCGCTTGAGCCAGCACTGAAATATATTCAACCTTGAGGTCGGTATCGGAGAGCTCCTCTGGTGCTTCAGGGAGTATTCCAGCCCGTTGAGCCATAGCGAAGGTTCGGTCAATCACTGGATCAAGCAGCTCGTTATTCAAGCTCTCAAGCACTGGCCCCAGCATGAGAAGCTTTTCCTCTTTGCGCTCAGCTATCTCAGTGGCTGTAATCTGCGCTCGATCCATCTCAGTGACCATCAGGAAGAGATCAGCGAAGAAGTGGCGCATGATGCGGTTCTCTTTTTCCTGTATATCACCAACGAGCTCAGCAATGCGAGGATTGACATCGTACACGCTAGTAAGGCCAGGCTTGCCCGTAGCAGCCATGTTTGGAACGTACGATACTCCGCCTGCAATGAGATCAAGCGCACTGTTAGCCAGAGCTGCATCACCCACCAATGGCGGATTGTGCATCTTCTCAATGGCAATGGCTTTGTCCATCTCTTGAACCTGGAGCGCTTTGTTCGTGCCCATCGAGTCCATGCCTGGATAAATTACAGAATATACGTCCTCACCAATCACGGACCAGCGAGGCGCGAAGAAAGCTTGCTCTTGAAAGCCAGAGAATCGAAGAGGTTTCTGGTGGTCCGGCGCACCCTTTTCGAAGTACACCGAGCGCCAAGGCATATTTCTGGCCAAAGGGCTACCAAACTCACGCCCCTCATTCGGCTCGATCACATGCACAATGTCAACGCCTTCCTCATAGTTCCCACGATCATAGAGCGACTTCGTGGTTTTACACACGGCATCAAGGCCGAACTTATCGACCACAGACTTAACGCTCATTCTGTACTCACGGAATAAGCTATCCACCTGCCGCTTACCATTCAGTGACAAGCAATAAGAACCTGGAGCGTAGCTCTCGAAATGAGCCACATTGTCGAAGTCTTCATATTCACCGAGCGCAGTAACACCAAAAGCACCAATGTCACGATATGACTGATGCATGATGTTATAGAAATTCGAGCGCGAGAAGATCAAGAAGAGAACCTTTTCCACATCATCGAGCCAAGTCTTAACAGGACCATATTCCATCATCTCAGGATCAGGAGTGGTCAGCTTGAACCAAGGTCGAGCTGGAGAAGTGATTCCCGCCATCATGCCACTGGCCAGCGTGTTTGATGCAAACTTGGCCGTCTCATTGTAGAGGGTTTCGTTTCGCTCAGGTCGCTCTTTGTTCGATGACGAGCTTGTTTTACTATCGCCCAAGAAACGCCCACGGATGCCGAGCACATAATCACTTACGTCCTGCCAGTCAGTGATCCAAGGAGAGCGTTCACGCTTAAGCGCTTCATGCCGGTCCAGTGTACGTTGCTTAAGGCTTTTTGGTTTCATTTAACCACCTAATAGGGTTTTACCTACGTTGGGTGAGTTCATTGCTCCACCCGCTCCAGTTAGGATTGTGCCACTGTGGCCAGACGCGGCTCTCAGTCTACGCTTTTCTTTGTCGCCTGATGAGCGAACATCCGCGTCAACCATGCGCGGAGGCTCCGGTGGCGGAGGTGGCAGTTTGGGTGGCTTGGGTGTGCTTAAACACATGCGGTTATCCTCGTTTTTTGAGTCGATCTCGAACTGGGTTGTAAGCTTGTTGCTGTTTACGTTGTGTTGATTGTAGACCAACCGTTGCTTTTTTGACAACAGGCATGGCAAATGTTAACGCCAGAGCATCACCAAGGTCGGGAGACGGCAGTCCACGCTCTTTGATTTTATCCTTGCTTTCGAGCTGGAACTTGTTCGCTGCATTGGCATAGCTGAAGGTCGGCGCACAAAGATCAATCTTGAGCTCAGGGATTGGAGGAAGACATCCGCCTGCATCAATCCATCGCTTGAGGTTATCCCACATCTCAGAGCGCTTATTGACATAGTGCGGATCTGAAGCCTTACCACCAAAGTTAACCTCGATCACGTTACTATGGCCGAGCTGTCGAAGACGATCAATCACCCCCTCACCTCGACCTGCATCAACGAACACCGCATCCGGTTCCCACTTTTGCATAGCTGCAGACACGTAGCCTGCAAAGGTCATGTTATCGATTCCCTTGTAGGTCTTAGGCTTGAACGCAATAAGCCCTTGCCTTGGGAAGATACAGCAACGGTCATCGCCATAGCGAGCGACATCGACGCCAAGTATTTTAGGAGAACCTTCAACCTCTTCGATTTTGCGATGCTTACCGCAGGACTGCTGAACTGAATCCAGAGAGATCAGCGCGTTATCAACGGCAGCATTAAAATCGCAAAGCATTTCTTGAGCATACTGAGATTCAGTTGACGTGGCGCGTATCATGCGAAGCTCATCAGCGTCTAACAAACCAGTATCATCGACGCTATAGAGACCTGCAAACCAATCTGGATCATTGACCGCGTTGTAATACAGCTCTGAAAAGATGTTCACGCCCTTTGGCGTACCGATGAAGATAGCCCAACCCTTGCGATCAGACAGCGCAGGCCGAAGTATCTCGCCCCATACGTGCGGTTTTATATCTGCAACCTCATCAACGACAATGCCATCAAAATATAATCCCCGCATACTATCGGGATTATCAGCGCCATATAATTTAATTCTGTTGCCATTTGGGAAGGTTACCGCAAGTTCTTGGTTAGATATCTGAGTGCCTGGAATTTTACGAGCGAAGTCTGTTAAATACAACCATGCAACATCCTTCGCCTGTTTGTAAAACGGTGCGACGTAGCCGAAGCGGCCATTGCTGTGCTTATTGAATCTCAACGCAGCATCAACGAGAGCCGCGATACAAAAAACGGTTTTACCAAAACGGCGATGAGCCACGATAACACCGAAGCGGTGCCTTGCCATGGCTTGATGAATTGCTCTTTGGATAGGTCTAGGCCTGTAGCCTAGATCAATGGTGTGTTGCTGCACCGTCATTTTTATTCTGTTTCACAAGCAAACCAGGTGAATCGTCTATGCCCGACATGATTGTGAAGCTAACGTCACCCTCAACTTTGGCGTTAAGCTCAGCAGGTAGAACTTTGCCAAGCAAGGTACAAAACGTTTTAGGGTCTTCATGGGCAACCATAACAAGATATTTCTTCCCTCCAACCTCTTCAAAAGCATTCATGATGGCTTCTTTGAGAGCTGTAGAGGTTTTGTTTTTGGTCCCCTTTTTTCTGCCTCCAGTCTTGGCGCGCTTGGGTTTGAATTGATCTTGTTCAGCCATAATCTAAATTGACTCTAAAATAGACAGTTTGTTGCTGGTTTTTCTCTTGCTATACCTCGAAGCAAGCCAAGCAAAAGATATTGACTCTCATCAGAAAGAAGCTGACCGAGAAACATAATTTCACCCTTGAAAGGCTCAAGCATACTTAAGCACACGCTCGCCCAATCAGAGCGGGAATCATACTTTTGCAATTCAGGCAAGTAACGCCATTCGTTACTTAAAGATCTGGACGACCTTGATTCAACTAAAGATATGTTCGTCAAATTTTCGATTCCTATCGAAGCAATCAACTCGGACTCAGCTTCGTATGATTCTGATTCCGATGAGTGCTCTGATAGTATCAGGTGTCTCAACTCCATATTCGCCAGTTTTATGGCCGCTATCCTTCGAAGCTTATCTTGATTGCACTTCATCGGAGATTTCAGCTGTCTTTCATGATCAAAAACCCTTCTACCTCTGCCTTTGCCTATGTAAAAAACATCATTCAACTGGGGGCATATCAAGGCGTAAGTGTAGTAATTATCTTTAGGCGGTTCATCATTTGCAGAATACCCAGCCCGAATAGCAGCCTGCGTCGCATTGAGGTCGATTAAATATTCCTCAACGAAACGCTGCTGCTTAGGGGTAAGTTTTTTCTTCGGGGATAGGTTTTTGCTCATATCACAATTGTGAGCCATTTTGAGAATTTGTCAACCAGAAAGCGAGAAAGCAATTCGAGCATTATGCGCTAGATGCGGTTTCGCGTACGGCCCTATTGAGCCCCCATTGCGGAGCTTGGCAAACCAGCCGTCATGCGTGACATAAATCCCAGGAGTGGCTGACGCTGATTTTAAAATCTTATCATTCCAAAACTTAGAAGGAATTATATTATTCCATCTGAAATTGGTCATATCACCATCTTTGTAAGTAAGATTGAAATTAGGCCAGATCCCTCGCATTTTATACCAAGCTATCTTGGTAGCTATTAGCTGCTTTCCGTTGATGCCTATGTATTTGTGCCCGTTATCATTGTAAGAACCGGCATAGCCGCCCACAGGTTTACATCTGTTCCCATACTTAACAGATTCCTTCCAGAAGAACTCCCCGGTCTCAGAATCATATTCAATTAACTCATCAATGTGGTCTGTATACATTTTGAACTCCTTATATGTCACCAGTACCCAGGAAAATTTTTTCCCACACTTTTTAAAAAACAATATAACTATACAGTTAACTGTATTATATATCAATATTATATTATATATACTTTATACTGGTTATAGTGGTTATAGTAGTTCTCGCCTAGAGCGGTAAGGGCTTTGCTATAACCAGTATATGTCACCAATCACCACTACCAATAACCAGTATCACCACTGTCACCACTCAGTTTGCAAGATAATAGAAATGCGATTATACGTTGCCTTTAAGGTGCCACTATAGGCGTAGTGATATCACCAAAAAAAGTACGGCTATAAAAATTGTTGCTATTATTACAAAACGATATTTACCTTTTTTCTAATAATGCCCCACACTTGAGAATATGACGCAGTAAACATAAACCTGAAGGGAGAAAAATCATGTTTAAAATGATTAAAATAACGGCAAGGATAGCAGTTACTATGTCAGCAGTAGCGATATGTATCATGCTTGGCGTTGATGGAATAACGGACAATACAGGGGAGTAAAATGGTTTTATTAACTATGGCTCTGGTCGCGCTAAACTGCGTAGTAATGGCATGTATGCCGCTTGCCGCGCTTATCATGAAGCAAGCGCCCCGAAAGGGGCGTTTTCTATCCTTCCGGATTCTCATTTACATAAACCCACTGCCTAACGCCATTCCACCTACGCTGCTTTCTCTTCCATCCGTGCATACGAAGAATCTTTGCTAATCGATTTTGAGCAATCTGGTTCTGGTTCGAAGTCTGCAAATCGAGACACGTCTCCATTATCTCTGACACAGAGGTCGTCGTACGACTCTTCAGGAAGTCAGACACGCGATCATCCCAAGGATCAGACTCATAGCGCTGCTCTTGCTCAGCTTCAGCAATGTGCCGCTCGTCGTGATCAAACCACCATCTCTCGCCGTCCTTATACGCCTGCACGGCTTCAGCCCATAGCAAATTGCGATATTTCTCGATCCATTCGATATTGATCGAAGTACACTCAACCGGCCAGAACCGTCGGCCACCAGTGGCATCCTTCAAATATCCACCCTCAGGATTGACCGTGCCAATGAGCACACATTGACGAGGTGCTGAAATGATATTGCGACCATACGGAGGACGGAAGCGATCTATTCGGCGCGTGATCCACTCTTTGATACGATTAGACTCAGCTCGATTCATCGTTGCAAGCTCAGCTATTTCAACACACCATATCCCCTGCACCTGCATAGCTGCATCCTTGGATCCGAGATCACCGAGCTCATCAGTGAACCAGCCATCACCAAAGAGAGCCGCGACTGCCGTGGATTTCTTCAAGCCTTGCTGGCCTTCGAGAATCAACATCGTATCCATTTTACAGCCTGGATTAAGAGCTCTGGCCACCGCACCGATGAGGAATCGACGAGATACGGCAGAGACATACTCATTATCAGCGCAGCCAAGCAACCGATGAAGCGCTCTATTGAGTCGTGGCTTACCGTCCCACTCTAAACCGTGAAGGTAGTCCTGCAGAGGATTAAACGGATTGTGATGAGCCGCTGATACTATCGCATTGTGTACCGTACCTATCGTAAGCTTACAGCCTTTTCGCTCAAGCCATGCCGTGGCCCTTGTGTCGTCCACATCTTCAAGAGGTCGAGGGTAGTTCGATTTTCCTTCAGTATCCCAGACTGGCGTTTTTCGTATCTCGATCTCTTTCTTGAACTGGTTATAGCCAAGCACCCCCTTCATATCTGGATGGTACGACAAGAGCACCTGAGCATTGTTTACATTGGCTACTAGCTTTTCGCCATCATCCTTGAACATCAGCTCAGCCTTCCAGCTTTCGGATGACTCAACCGTTGCTGGTGGCTTATCTTCAACCGCTCCATACTGGTCGAGATAAATCACATCAGCCATAGGAGCGCCATAATCCTCCTCTGTAGGCAATGGTGGCTCAGGTTGCTGCTCAGGCTTTGGTTCTGGCTCGGATGCCACCTCTTCACCGAGCCATTCTGGCTTTGGGGGCGACTCCGATGCATTGGCCTTACACCACGCAAAGAGCTCTTGAGCGCTCGACCATTCTTTATCAGCACCGTCCCAGCCTTTAGGGAGGCCTTCAGGTGGAGTGATCAAGCGAACCGAGTCAGCAATAGCTGTAAGATAGCCGTACAAGTGAGCCATAGCCTTGAAGCCTGGCTTGTCGTTGTCTGGCCACAGTATTATCTTTCTTCCTGATAAGGGACTCCAATCCGTTTTCTCGACGCCGCTGGTCCCGCCAGACCATGAGACCACAGTGATCTTATCGCCTGCAACGGCTTGGATTGCATCACGCGCCTTCTCACCTTCAACGACCAGAACCTGACTTTGGCCTTCCTTGTAACCGTAAATCGGACGCGGTTCGTCGAACGGGTAACAGTGCCAGCCTTCGCCTTTTGGCCCGTTACACCAGCGCACCATGGGGGTGACCTTCTTGCCGTCATCCATATCGATTCGCAACACATAGCCTTGAGGACCGTAATCATGAACCATTGAAGGCTTAGCCCTCCAGATCTGGCCATCGCGTTTTGGATTAATCAGGCTTACCTGCTGACCTGGCTTGATAGTCTTTCCATTCTTGGCAACTGGTGTGTATGGATCGTATGGATCCACGCGCTTAGACTTCTTCTTCACGACCTCACCGGCTTCAAGCACGCCATCAGAGAGCGACGCAACCGCTTCTTTGTATGAACACTTCGTGTACTCCATAACGAAATCAATAACGTCGCCATGAGCACCGCAGCCAAAGCAGTGATAAAATCCCTTGTTAGGCACCACGCTAAATGATGGTGTTTTCTCTTCATGAAACGGACAGCATGCTTGATATTCAGGCCCGTTCTTTTTTAGCTCAATGTATCTTCCTATGACTTCTTCTATATCAACTGATGATTTTATTTTCTCAGCTTTAGATTCCATACGTTAACTCCCTGTAATTGGATAATGTATCTCAAGTAACCCCTTCAAAAAATACAAGTCAGCGTCACTTATTGATCTGCCGGAACGGCATCTATATTGATTGATTGTCTCCTGCGATTTTTTAAGCAAATCCGCCACTTGCTTACTGCTAACATCGTGTGACCCCATGAGACGCCTGATCTCAGCCTGGTTTTTTTTCACAAAAATACTCCTATAGGTTGTGCAATTCGAAATAATAATATACGCTTATTGTGAATATCGCAACACTAATAAAGGCAAAATGAAGGGAGAAAGGAAATGATTAAATTATTTGTAGTTATACCTATAGCTTTTACTATATCAAAAATTTATAAGCTTGGGGGTTTTAATGATGGAGAGCGGGAGGTGTCAAAATGAAACCAAAAAAAATAGAAATTCAGGAGATAGCGCTTGCTATGGAAATGAGAACTATGGGCATACCTTGGAAGTATATAGCAAGAGAGCTGAAAGTATGCCCTAGGTCTCTTGTGAACAGTGTTCATTACAGAAAAAATGCAGGCATAAAAAAAGCCCGGACAAACCGGGCTAAAATACATTGAGCGCATAACAAAACGGAAGGGAATTTTATCATGCATATGAAAGATAATATCAGAATTTACATAAAACTCAAGTCACGCGGCATGAATTACGCAGCACATAAAAAACTGGTGGAAATAAGATGCAGGTTAAATGCAATTTATGCACGACATTTATCAGATTCACGTCAATGAATAAAAAGGCTTACTCTATTTGCTGGGCAGAATACGACTTAAAAACTGGCGAACCTCTTCAACCGAGCGAGCAACCAGCGAAAAGCCACCGGCAGAACGAACGGCACAATGAAAATTGTGCTGCTCCTTCTTGAGTCGCCCCGATTTAGTTTTAACCTCAACGCTTGTAAATATCGCAACAGTGCGTCCAACCATTTCAGGAGTTATCTCCGTTGGCGTCCACCCGACAAGATCAGCCGAACCTTTAGTAAGCCCTGCATGGAATCTTCTCGCCTGGCGAACCACTACATCACCACGCTCTACATACACCGATTGATTACGGGTAATTACTTCTGATTTTCCAGCCCAGCATTTACCGACGTTATTACGAAAGAGCCGCGAACCCATGGAGCTCGCGGTTAAAAGTATTTCTTTAAGCAGTGGTGTTTCCCTCACTGCTCTATCATCCTCTCAATAAAATCATCAACGACATAAACCGCAGTATCAATGTAATCTAAAACCAAGTCCTGAGCGTGGCCTGTCAGCTCTCCCTTAAGAATCTTATTGGCATCATTCCTACTAAACGCTGTATTATCCGGCATCAGATATTCATCATTACCAATAGGCTTTAAGCTATTTCTAAGCCAGACAAATATTTCTTTGCTTGAGATAAGCGCTTCACTGAATAAAAACGGCGTTCTATCAAGGCCACTATTTCGCTCTTTCAACTTCGCGTCACATAGATTCTGTACAGATCCGACTTTACCGAAGACCCATTTCATGACTAGCTGGATTCTTTCAGCTTGACTCATTCTCTGGTCTGAAAAATCAAACCCGTCCATTGTTATCCCGTACTTATCAATCGTGACTTTTCCAACTTTCTTTATTGATGACATTCCCTTCTCCTCTTAGTTTGTCCTCTCTTTTAATATGAGCTGTTACCTCAAGGGATGCACAGCAATCCTCGCAAGTATCGACATCCTCATGCTCTAACTCTCTGGTGCTGCTAATTTGAAAACCGCATTTAACGCAATCCATCAGGCACCCCCTTAAAGATTTACATGAGCGACAAAGAAAGCGCCGATCCAAATGATCGCGCAGGCCGCTGTCAGTAGTTTATCAGATTTGTTATCCACATCTACCTCCTTAATTATATTGTGGTTGCTGTCTCATCATTAAATCGATTACAGCTATACTTTCCTTTAATGCTTTCGGTTTCATTTTGTAGACATCACGGCTATTAAGGCCGGTACTGATGCCCATTGTTCTAGCGCCTACAATGAGATTGAATAGCTTAGTCTGGAGCTCTTTCTTCTCTTGCCTGGCCCTTTCAACATGATCGGCCCAGCCTGGTTTGTGACCTCTTTGCGCTTCGAGCTTTTTCAACTTCTCAGCCGTATCAGCCTGGCCTTGTTCTGCAAAAATCTGAGCACGCTGAGCAGCTGGATCGATCTCTTGCAAATCACCCTTAACCTCTTCGATCTCTCTGTGCTGCACAGGGTACACATAGCCGCACTCTGGGCACTTAGGCGCTGGCTTATGAACATGGTAGCACTGCTCGCATTGCCGGATAGGAGCGCCAGCATCTTCTTCGGAGCCTCTCCTGACATCTTCTCTGCCTGCTAAAGTCCACTCTCTTTCCTGGCAAGGAAGACCGTGAACCGGAAGATTGCCAGCATGGTCCAATATGATTGCATGGCCTTCTTGAGGCCTGAGCGCACGCCCACATCGCTGTAGCCAGTTCGTAAGGCTTTGCGTTGGAGCGGCATCGATAACGCAGCCCACAGTAACGTCCATGCCGCTGTTAGCAGCCACGTCGAAGCCTTCACCGAAGAGACCGACATTCCAGACGACTCTATACTCACCTTTGGCAAACTGCTTCAGCTTGCGCTTACGCTCTGCCTTTGGCGTCTCTCCATCGAGGTGGATCGAAGGGATACCAGCAGCAGTGAACTCTTGAGCGTACTTTTCCGACAGCTTGCGAGATATTGCGAAGCCGATTGTAAGCTTACCTTGAGCGTATTTTTTCCAGTGAGAGACTATGTTGCCGGTAATAGCCGGTTTATCCATCATTGTCTCAGACTGGCTCTTGATGAAGTCGCCCATCCTTGAGCCGAGAGAATCTCTGTTCGCCCCTGGAATAGAATAGAGCTTATATTCCGCTAGGAATTTATTGGCTATCAACCATGAGACGGATGGCCCTGGAACAAGGAAATCAAACCGATCGTCAAGACCTTTGCCGTCAAGACGCTGAGGAGTACCAGAAAGCCCAACGTGATAAGCTTTGTCATAAAAGTCATGAACTTTTGTCCAGCCAGCAGCCCTAAGATGATGAGCCTCATCCCAGAGGCATACCGTTGGTAAAGGTACATGCTCAATCCTATTTTTGAGCGTGTCAATGCTGCATATCTGTATCGGCTTGAAGTAATTAGGCTTGTGCCCCGCTGCGATATAACCATAATCAATACCCGTCTTATCAAAAGTTTTTGCTGTTTGATCAACGAGCTCCTGCCGATGACAAATAAAAAAACCTCGATTCCCTTTTTCTTGCACATTACCAAGCATATAGCTCGCAATCGCGGTCTTACCCGCTCCTGTTGGAGCTTGTAGCAAAACATTTCTTACAGATCTAAGCGCTTGTCTAACGTTGCCTACCGCTTCCTGTTGGTAATTTCTCAACACTATAGTCATTATTAACGCCTACCCTTATAGTATGCCTTCCTTTCTTCCGTTTCTCGATACCATCAAGAATACTCTTTCTGTTTTTCCACCACTGGCGAACGTATATTGAAACCCATTCCTGCCACTCAGCAGGCACCTTTTCACTCAAGTACTTCCTTCTACCTTCAAGATCTCCAATCTTAAGGATCTCGGTCGCGTAGTGTCTCGGTCTCATTCCAAGGCCTCACGAAGCGCTTCTTTAACAGCCGACTCAAATACTTTGTCTCTTTGCCGCCAGCCGAATATGGTGCGCCGATTGATGTTCACCCGACGAGCTGCACGGCTAAAATTGCCGTGTTTCCTCAGCTCATCGAGAACCTTTTGTTTTCTATCTGTTTTAGTTTCAGCCACTTTTTTGACCTCCAGTGTTGTGATATTTCCAATAATATACCCCTTGATTGGGGTTGTCAAATCTGATACATGATATTGATGATTGATAAGCAATGGTTTGTTGATAGGCTGGCAGATCGCAACAGGTCGCAGCGTGCCCTCGCCCGCTATATGGGCCTGGACGCCAGCGCTATCACGCACATACTAAACGGTAAACGGCACCTTCGACTGGAAGAGGCCGAGCAGATATCAAGTTTTATAGGCGAACCTGTTGACGCCGTACTGAAGCATGCAGGTGTAAAGCTCAGCGGCTCCGGCTCCACGTTTTCAGTACCTCTAATAGGAATCGTTGACGATATAGGTGCCGTGACATTGCAGGAAAACCTATATATACAGGTCGAATCAGCATCAATGGCTAAGCTTGCCGCTATTCAGGTGAGATCATCTTCAGCTGGTGCGCTTGATGGCGCATTGATATTTTTCAACCCAAACGACCGTTACCCTCCTGATATCATGGTGGGCAAACCTTCAGTGATCACCCTGCAGGATAACAGGATAATTATCGGCATACTTCGAAGAGGTCTATCCGTTGGTATTTTTGACATCACGTATATCGGCCATCAAATAGAAGACCAAAAAGCTTCAAGCGCAGCACCTATACAATGGATCAAGCCATAATTTTTTTTGTAAAAAGTGTTTGTATTTTCTCAACACTGGGGTTATATTTATTCTCAACAACGGAAGGGAGTATATTATTATGAAAGTACACACAAACCTAACTGAAGAGCAATGGCTCAATTTGCGCAAACGTAATGTCAACAGCACGGACACAGCCGCGCTATTCAATCTATCCAGTTACAAAACAGAGTTTCAGCTGTATCACCTCATGAAGGGCAACATTGAAGACGACTTCAAAGAGAATCAGAGAACCATCATCGGCCAAGAAGTTGAGAGCGGTATCGCTGCAGCATTCAAGCGCATCAGTGGCTGGGATAACGAGCCGCTTAAAGATTATCTCGAAATACCTGAGAAGCGAATCGGGAGCTCATTCGATTACAAGGTAAAGTCTGGACCATTCAAAGACTACAACCTTGAAATCAAAAACGTAGACTATCTGGTTTTCAGAGACCAATGGACCTACGACTCAGAGGGCGACGGCGAAGCACCTCCTCACATTGAAGTGCAAGTACAGCATCAATGCATGGTTTCCGGTGCGCCTGGCGCGATTATTCTGGCCTGCGTTGGTGGCAACGATCTCAAGTGGATTATTCGAGAGCGCGACAACGATATGATTATGGGGATCGATCAGCGCATTAAAAAATTCTGGCATGACGTAGATAACAGTATTGAGCCATCACCCAATTATCAGGGCGACGTTGCAGCACTTAAGCAGCTGTACGGATCATCATCAAACCCTGATGAGGTTTATGATGCCGGTGCTGATGAGGAAATCACAGCACTGTTGTCGAATTATCAAGACTGGGGGAACGAGATCAAACGACTCGAAGCCATGCGTGAATCGGTTAAGGCTGAAGTGTGGAGCCAGATCGGAGAAGCCAGCAAAGTGATTGCACACGGTTACTCGATATCGTGCGGCATGACGAAGGGATCATCACCCGAAACCATGATGGTCACTGAGGATATGGTTGGAAAAGAAATCGAGCTATCGAAAGGTAGAAAAGGGTATAGGCAGTTTCGTGTAACTAAACGTAAGGAGAAATAAAACTATGACAAACTTAGTAGCATCATTCAGTAAAGAGCTAGCAACTCATCAAAAATCATTTGAGTCGGTACTGCCTGCGCATATCGAGCCTAAGAAGTTCATGCGCACGGTGGTCGGAGCCGTTCAGAATAACCCTAAGATACTTGAGTGTAACAGACAATCAATCTTTAGCGCGTGCCAAAAGGCCGCTCAGGATGGATTGATCTTAGACGGCAGAGAGGCCGCCCTTGTTCAGTTTAAAGGTTCAGCTCAGTACATGCCAATGGTCGCTGGCGTACTTAAGAAGCTTCGCAACTCAGGCATGCTGAGCACAATCGTAGCTCAGACGGTGCATAAGAACGATAACTTTAAATATAACCCAGCGATGGATGACGTTCCTAATCACTCTCCAGACTGGTTCGGTGATAGAGGCGAGATGATTGGTGTCTATGCGGTAGCACGCATGAAAGATGGTGGAGTCGTTGTCGAGATAATGAACATGCAGCAGATCGACAAGGTGCGAAACGTTAGCCGCAGTAAGAACGGTGGACCTTGGCAGTCATGGCCTGAAGAGATGGCGAAGAAGTCAGTGCTTCGACGCATAGCGAAATATCTGCCCTCTTCTGCTGATGTCGATCAGATGTTCGATCACGACAATGAGAACTTTACCGTTGATCAACCAGAGCCTGAAGATGAGCCGACACCAGTGAAGCCTGCAAAGAAGCAAACTCGCGCAGCTTCAGTCATCGCCGAATCGAGCACCGTTGTCAATGACAATAGCGGCGCAGTGCTAGATGCCGAGGTTGTTTACGACGAGACGAACTATCCGCAAGACGATGAGCTAGCTGACGATCCAATCTAAACATTAACGG